TTCACAAGTTCAATTCTTGGATTAAAACGATCTGAATACTTTTTTGCTTTGGTGCAGTAGCATAATGTTGAGTAGTAACACTCCATATATTTGCTTGGGATGCCTTCAACAACCTCTCTCGCCTTCTCCACCCCGTACTCACGAATAAACTGTTCTGGTTTCATTGTTGTAATTCCTCATCTAACTGAGCAGCGAAAACATCTAAAGTTTCAAGTAGATCAAGCTGCCCAATGTCATATCTATATGTTTGCCATTCGCCTTCACGTGGTACGCGCTCAATGCCTGTTTGTTCTTGCCACAACATGATGAATTGCTCACCGTGGATGTACTCTGGAATGGATCCAGTAGACCAAGAAGAAACAGTGCTGCCACCCGACACATCAAGGACGTATGCAATCTTTTCGTGTGACCATCCAAGGTTGCGTAAATCTAGAATCATGCGGTTGAAGTCTGGGCGTTTATAGCCTCGGCGTTTGAGCAAGAATCCTTTGGCTTTTTTTCTAGATTCGATAAAACGCGCGCGTGCGCGAGGGTCGTCTGTAAAAGCTGTACTATCAACACGCATGTTCATCTCCTAAACCTCGCTAACCTTGAGCTTAATAAGCCCGCCTTTGATGACATTTCCACGCTTTACTAGAAGCTCATCGAACTGTTCATCGTCCACACACAGACCGCATTTCACTAAGCTATCGATAGTCGCTTTGAGGTAGTTATCGATGTCTCGGCATTGACGTGTAGGGAAATGAAAAGTCACTTCTAATTTGAGTCGTGCAGTTGATTTATGAGCCGGCACAACTTGTCGAACCAAATCATGAAAATCACGTGCTTTATTGCTTAAAAATCTTCTTTTTCCAGAAGCTACCCAGTAGTGATTTACTGAAGGTGGTGCAGTTTTAATTTCACAATCCAAAATGACTTTTAAGCCATCTTCGTAAAACGCTCTAATTTCGCTTGTATCAGCTATTTTTGCCTTAAGTGGTACATACGCATCACTTTTGCCTTTATCGCGCTGTAATGTGCCTTTTTGTGCGTTATTCCGCTTGTTTTGAATTGACTCAAACTCTTTTTCGCTTATTCTCATTCTTCTTCTCCAATTTGATGATATTTTGCTGGGCAGTCTTTAGGCGCGATAATGTTTCTTGTGTGCATGTCCCAGTGTTTTTAACTCTCTCAACCAGACAAGCACTAACCCCTAGCTGTCTAGCAAGTGCAGCTTGCCTTCCATATTTTGAAGTCATCCAATTAACGAGTTGGTTTACATCATTTGGATTGGCTCTCTCTGAAATCTTCTTTCGAGCAGTAGGTGCTGGAGTTTCTTGTTGTGCTTTAAGCTGCTCTAACAGGCCGGCTCTTCTAAGTTTTACGTACAAACATGCAGCTGCTCTTGTTTCAGCAGTCTTTAATCCATGGTTGTAAGCACAACGCAATGCCATCATTTCCTTGTAGTTCATCTGCCTAACTCCACCATGTTCAAAACAGAAACTTCCATTTCAGCAAGCACGTAATTTTTTAATTCGTGGTAGGTGTTGTTTTTGAATGCCTCATACACTTCTCTAACTACAATCATGTCGAAGTAAGGACGCTTTCTTTTTTCTGCGATTGTGATTAATCGGAATTTAATTTCTGATAGAGTCACGCTGCACCTCTCTCTTCCACTGGGAATGACATGCCTACGAAACGACAAATATCTAAGCGATCCTGAACCTTTACAGATCCACGCTTACCGTGACGATTTTTGGCAATAATTAACTCGGTTACACCAGTTGGCGCATTAGTCTCTTTTTCGAGGATTGGATGAACCATGATGATTTGGTCTGCATCCTGTTCAATCTGTCCAGAATCCTTAAGATCACTTGCTACTGGCTTGTGTCCTTCTGCTCCACGGTTAAGTTGAGCCAATGCAATTACTGGGCAATCAAACTCTTTTGCCATAGCTTTTAAGTCACGACTGATTGATGCAACTTCTTGAACGCGATCCTTCTTAGATGGGTCTCGGATTAAGCCGATATAATCAACAATGATGCAGCCCAAAGCCTTGTACTTACGCTTCGCTTTGCGCGCATAACTTTGGATTTCAGCAATCGTTGGCTTTTGCTTTTCTTCAATAAAAATTGGCAGGTTTCTAAATTGAGCAATAGTTGCAGTAAGCTTCTCAAACATCCCGTCATAGATTTCACCGTTGTGAAGATTGTTATACGGGATTGCACCTAATGCCGAGATCATGCGGTTGGTTAGGGTCGGCGTATCCATCTCAGCAGAGATAAACAAGACTGGCATGTTGTAGCGCTTAGCAGTTTGCATTGCACACATCTGAGCAAGAGTTGATTTACCACTGCCCGGACGACCACCAATTACACAAAAATGACCCTTTTCAATTGTTCCCAAAAGATTATCAAGATGAGGAATATTGAACTGAACACCTATGAAGCCCTTTTGTTCTTTCTGAGCAATCTTTTTCTCAAATCGCTCAAGTGTTTTTTCTAAAGCCTGGTTAAAATCAAAACCTGTTTGCTTTTGCTCAATAGAATTACTAGATGAACTAAATAAATTCTCAGCAGCTAAGTAAACATCAGTGATAGTCAGATCTTTAGCGCACTCCGCAATCGAGAGACCAATATCTTCAACTTCGCGATGCTGCTTAAGTTTATTCAACTCAGCAACAAAATATTCCAAATGGTGTACGCTACCAACCGCACTGTTAAGTTCAATTAAATACTCTTCTCCACCAATATCATTGAGAAGGTTTCGCTCTTGTAGATGCTTGCAGACAAACACTGAGTCATATGGCTTATCAGCATTAGCAAGCTCAACAATCGCCTTGTAGATAATCTTGTGACGACCAGCGTAAAAATGTTCTTCGGTAAGATCATTTGCGACAACCTCAAGGGAATGGCTCACTGTCATCAAAGCGACTAGCACACTCTGCTCAATTGTCATATTTTGAATGTTTGTACTCATTACCAGTCTCCATATTGCAATTGGGCATTAGAGAAATCAGGAGCTACCACAGGGCTATTGACTTGAAACCAATACTCGTTTTCCCATTGTTTTTGGTTTAACCAAGCGCTAGGTGATGGAATGAACTCACCATCCTGCTTTGTCCAAGAGACATCAGATTTTTGTTTTTCAAGAACTGAAAGAAGTGTTTCAATCGCAAAACTTCCTTCATGCTTTGTGAAAGTTTTATAAGTGCCAGACTTGTCTGATTTACGTTTACAAGTTGGATATGCAGACCAGAACTTCTCAAAGTTTTCTGAGTAACCCACCCCTTGTTTTTCTTTGTTTTTATTATTGTTATTGTGTGGCGAATTTTTAGTATGGTTTGATACTAAATTTTCGTATGGTTCCGTACTATTTTTTAGCATAGCTAAATTTTCGCTAGGCGAATTTTTAGTATGGTTTTCAGTGGTAATTATCTGGTCAGTTAGAGACCATTCATTAATTTGTTTGTCAGTTTCAAGGCGGATAATTACACCCATCTCTTCCAAAATTAATAGGCCTTTTTGTACAGTATCCTTGTTGTATCCAGTAGCTTTTACAAACTGAGATAGGCTGATGCTATCTGCTTGTTTATTCCAGCCACGCGTTTTACGAACAATGAGAAGATAACAAGGCAAAGCTGCACCCTTCATCTTAGCCATATGTCCGTTATCTATTAGGTCATTAGGAATCTGGAATGCATTAGAAATAAAACTAGTCATACCAAGCTCCTCTTAAACTCTTCATAAGCATCGTTGATTTCTTCAATGAAGAATTCATCACTTGAAGCATCGTAAAGCCTTTGAAGATCGCCATATTGGCGTGCATATTTCGCACCTTCATAAACTCCATGCTCATACTCCCTTATGAACCGCAAAGCTGTAGGATTCATAGTAATGACGCTCCAAGTTACTTTTAGCCTCAGCTACAGCGACCGAGTTTTTTAAACTGCGTTCTGTTGCATAAGCCTCAACCGCTTTTTGAAACAAACTAATCTTCCGATTTAGTTCAATGTCTGCTAATATTGAATAGTTCATTTGGTTCTCTCCGATTGAACGTGACCGCTAACCTGTTCGCGCAGGAAGCGGTTTTTTATTGCCCTTGATTCCCAGTAATCCCTTCTAATCCCTCGTCGATTTCGACTTCAGTACTAAGCTCCCTTATCAAACCTGTTAATCCCAAGCGCTCCATGTTTTTTGCCTCTATATTAAGAATGTGCCACTCGCCAGCGATTTCTTTTTCAAGAAGCCAAGCGAGATACTGAGCCAAGTTCTTACCTTTGAAATTTGCTAAGACTTTTGCTCGTTGATGATTTTCGGGAGACAAACGCACATGCGTAGAATTTTTATCAAGACTCATAAAACTTTCCTTAAGATGCCGCAGCAGTTCTTTTTAATGGTTGTTTACCATCAGCAAGGTCACGTATTTGGTATTCACGTGCTAATGGTATTTTTGACTCGTCCCACTGACTGATTGCATTGTGAGAAATCCCTAACTTCGCTGCTAACTGTGTAACAGTGCAGTTAAGCAGGGTTAAAGCTTCTGACTTAGTCATCTAACTTACCCATAAAGTAATTTAACTTACCTTATTAAACTACATAAAACTTACCAAGTCAATTGGTAAGATAACTTACGTTCTGCTGGTGGAATTAAAATGGAAACGCTTGGTATTCGCTTGAAAAATCTGCGTAAACGGAAAAAACTTACACAACAAGCTTTAGCTGATCTTGTTGGTGTGTCTAAAACTTCTGTTATTTACTGGGAAAAAGACGAAAACGTACCTAAGCATGAAAGCTTAATGGCATTAGCCAAAGCCTTGGGTAGCTCTACAGAGTACCTCTTGAAAGGTAAAGAGCCTAAAAATCTTACTAATTTTAATATTCAAGACTTTATTAATAAGCATGGACTAACTACTAAAGAAGAAGCTTCATTTGACACAGACAGTATCATTGAACCTGATGTTGTCGAGTTTGATGAGGTCAACGGTTATATATGGATTGATGTTGTGGAAGCTAACTTTTCGTGTGGTACTGGGGAATCAATTGAATTCCATTTTGATGTAATTAATGAAAAATATCCGTTCCCTCCTTCGTTCTTTCAAAGAAAGATGGTGGACCCTAAATGCTTAAGGCTCATTAAAGCTAAAGGCGACAGTATGGCTGATTACATTCATGATCAGGACCTTGTGGGTATCGACTTATCTCAAACCGAAATCATAGATGGTGAGATTTATGCAATTTACTTTGCAGGTGAAGGAATGATAAAACAGATTTTCAAAGAAGCTGATGGCTCTTTAGTTCTGCATAGCTTTAATGAAAAGTATCGCGATAGGATTGTTACTGAACAAAATGGATTGAATTTTAAGGTTATTGGGCGCCAGGTGTGGCGCGCAGGCTAAAATTAGCTAATTTTCATTACCCGCCATGTGCGGGTTTTCTTTTATCTATCAAATAAAAAGTAAGTTAACAAAAATAAAAAGTAATTTTAATTACCATTTCTCTTGACCATTTTGGTAAGTTACCTTACTATCTTCTCATCGACAAACAAAAACCGCCATAGGGTTCGAAGTCTAGGCGGTTTGCATCTAATGCGGAGATAAGTATGAATATAAAAGCCAACATAGTCAAATCCATGGGATTCGTAGGAGTAGTTAGTGCTCTAACTGCTGCTTATGCCTTCACCCCTGCTAATAACGAACCTGTAACGGTTGCAGCTCCTTTCAAAGTTGAATCAATCGACCCTGAAAATGAACAAGCAGTACTTCAAACTGCAAATGAAAAGTTCACTTTAGAAGTTGATTTTGATGCTCAGTATTCAATTGATGGCAACGGCTATCAAGCTTGGCGTGAAGTTGAAATTAACGAGATTAAAGACATTCGCGTTTATGACGAAGATGGCGAGGTCTTAGCTTACGTTCATCGTTTAGACGTAGTTGAGATTAAAGATCTTATCGAATCAGGGATTAGAGAGCGCATTTAAGCGCTCCATGGTGAATGTCATGAATGCACATCCTGAAATTATCGAAGTATCAAGACTTCAAGCTCTTATTAAAGATTCTGTAAATGCCCTGCTCCCACTTTCTAGTGAGAAAGATACAGTCATCACTGATGGCGGCAATTGGATTCACTTGCGTTATGTGGGCCGAGGTACTGAACAAATCCAATTAGAGCTAGGTGATCAGTTCTCTATTAAGACAAAAATCGCCTACCTAAGTGAAACGTTAAAAAGATTGGCTGAAATTAGAAATGAGTTGAGAGGTGGGTGATGGAGACTAAATACGATTGGTCGAATGTGCCTGATGATGTTTGCTGGATTGCAACTGATGAAGACCATAATTCATGGGGATTTGTTACTGAAAATGAACCATTCATTGGTGGTGAGGATGAGGACCAATGGGTAAGCAAATCATTTGCACATTCATGCAAACACATTGGTTTCAGAATTTTTTCAGGCGACTGGACAGATTCATTAGAACAACGCCCAGTAGAAAAGAATTAGGAGAAGATTATGAATGCGCCAGTGCAAAAGAAAGCTCCTAAAAAGAACAAGAAGAAGCAAAAGCCCGTCAAGTTTGAATGGTGTTTTTGCTGCAAAGATCTGATGCAAGTTAGTAACGATGGGCAATGCACCGTTTGTTATAGCTACATCGTAATGTGATTTAAGCCAGTCTACGGAGTATTAGAAAATGGCACTAAAAATTGTTACAGATCAAGAGCCAATGCGTGTAGAGACCTTAATTACTTTTATTTATGGTGATCCAGGTATTGGTAAAACGTCTTTAGCTTTCTCGGCTAAGAATCCTATCCTTTTTGACTTTGATAAAGGCGCACATCGTGCAGGCAAATACCGTAAAGACACAGTTCAGGTTAATAACTGGTCTGAGGTTTCATCATTAACTGCAAATGATCTTTTAGGTTATGACACAGTAATTGTAGACACAGCTGGTCGTATGCTTGATGTGATCATTGCTCACCTAGTTAAAGATCAAAAAAACTGCCGTCGTAATTCAAATGAATTATCAATTCAAGGCTACGGCACCCTAAACAGAACATTCACTCACTGGTTTAATCTTTTGCGCAGCTTTGGTAAGGATGTAATCCTTCTTGCTCATACTGCCGAAGATAAAAAAGGCGATGACATTATTTTTCGCCCTGACATGGTAGGTGCAAGTAAAAAAGAAGCCTACAAGGTTGCAGATATGATGGGATACATGACAACTCATCAAGGGCAACAAGGAACCCAAAAAGCTATTTATTTTGCACCAAGCACAGCATTTCACGCGAAAGACTCAGGAGCAATTGGAAACCTTATTCTCAATGATTTAGATGTACAACCAGATCAACTTGATTCGATTCTAAATCAGGCCAAGAACCACATTAATAGTCTAAGTGAGTCTCAGGCTAAAGCACAAAAAGAATTGGATGATTGGGATTCAGAAGTGCTTGCTGCCGAATCACTTGAAGACTTTGAAGAGCTTAAAGCCAAACTTCCACAAGGTCATGTATTTGTTCGTCAGATGTGGAACAAAGCTGTTGAGCAAGCTAGACAATATGGATTTGCTTATGACAGGCAAACCAAGACATTTACTAGTGTTCAGCCTCAGGAGCAAACAGCATGATTATTAGGCTATCGACAACTATGCTCGATAGCTACCTTTGGGGCATATCGAATGATGATATGACCTCAGAGGAACTCGCTAAAGAGTTGTTCTTAGGAAAGACGCAGAATATGGCAATGAAGTGCGGCACAGCTTTTCATGCCCTTCTTGAACATGATCTTAATTATGAAGTCACAAAAGAAATGGGGTTTAACTTTTTGTTTAGTGAAGGCCTAGACGGGACTCTAGAACTTGGTGATGTTCGTGAACAAAAGTATGTCACACGGATTTTTGATGATGTTGATTTGGTTGCAAAAATCGATGCTGAGACTAGTTCAAAGCTAATTGACCACAAGCTTACTGCTGCCTTTGATCCAGATAAATATATGGATGCATTCCAGTGGCGTGCATATTTATTAGTTAAGCAATACGACAACTTTAAGTACCAAGTATTTGAACACTCAGGCTTAGATAAAGTTGTGGATGGTTTAACAGAAGTAAAAATTAAGAGCTACCACGAATTACACCAGCACTCATATCAAAACATGGAATCAGATGTTAAGGCTCTTGTTCGTGAAGTAGCTGACTTTGCTAAATATTGGAAACCAAAATTAGGAGTGGCAGCATGACAGATTTGAATAAGGAAAGAGAGGCGTTTGAAAGATTGCCTTTGGCTGAATTAGCAATCAAAAGTGAATTTGTTTATTACAACGAAGAAACAAATTCATATTGGCCTAATGAGGATTTTTGCCCTAGCGATGCTCCTGAAACAATGAACTTTGCTTGGGAAGCATGGCAAGAAAAAAGCCAAAGCTCAGGCGGTGCCAGAGAAAAAGATTTACTTAACCTGTGAGCAATTATATGCAGCAGCAAACTTTGGTGCACCAAACAAAGATCCAGAACTTTTAGAAACTGAATTAACAATTGCTTGGTTTGATGAAGCTCATAGCGGCAGTGGTTACTACGTTTATATAAGTGAGTATCCAGAAGAAGGTGCAATGAAGCTGGAAAGCGAATCGGGAGCTGAGGGATGAGTGAAAAAGCATTTAAAGATTTAAAAATTCGATTTCATATGGCAATTGGTATTGCAAATGCCACTCAGGAAGATTTCTACCCTCTTAGTGAATTCATTGATGAAGATGACTGGAATGCAATGGATGAACTGCAAAAGGAAACATTTATTTCTGATTGCGCTAATGAGTGGAGTCAAAACTATTTAGATTTGGGAGGCTGGGTGGAATGACAGAAGTTAAATTTGTTTCTATGCCTGCGAATGAATTAGCGCAGTTGATGGAGAAAGCTTGTGAAAAT